AATTTCGTAAAAATGGTTCTTTTTTTTTTTGAAGAACCATTTTTACGAAATTTGTTAATATTTAAATAACTAAAAATGATTTTTCTATTTTCAACACAAATTTCGTAAAAATGGTTCTTTTTTTTTGAAGAACCTTTTTTATAAAATTTGTTAAATAATAAAAATTGAAAATAAAATATATTTTAATAAAATAATTTATTAAAATGGAAACATTAATTAATGATTTTGAAAAAAATTAAAAGAATTAAAAAAATATTAAATTAGTTTCATAATTTTATCATAATATTCTTTGGATATTTCACATCCTTTAAATTTCCGTTGTAAATTTTTACAAGCAAGTAATGTTGTTCCACCTCCTAAAAATGTATTCATAACAGTATCATTTTCATTAGAATGTTTTTTTATTAATTCTTCAAATAAAGGTAAGCTTTTTTGTGTTGGATGGAAACGATTTTTTCCACCTTGAAGAGGAAAATTATATATTCCATTATCATATTGACTATTAAATATTGGTTTTTTATCTTTAATACCAATCAAAGCTATTTCACGACAATTTGTTAAATAATTAGTTTTAGAATTTAAAGGTTGTGGATTAGTTTTAATCCATTCAATAAATCGGATTTGTTTAAAATTATGTTTATCCATTAATTGTTTAAGTTCAGTTATTTTCCATAAATCAAAAAAAATAATAAGAGTTCCACCTTTTTTTAATTTTTTATAATATTCACCAATAAATTTATCAAGGTCTTCTATTTTAAAATTATTATTTCAATCACCATAATCTGTTTTAACACAATATTTTTTACCATATATAGAACCATACTTCATATATTTTTTTTTCTTATCATCATTAGTAATATTATTATCTTTTTTATATTTTTCCCATTCTTCTTCTGTTTTAATAGTTTGTATTCCATTTTTTTCATTTTCTTTTACATTATTATAATGTGTATTCATACCACTTTCTCTTGAAATAATATAAGGAGGGTCTGTTAATATTAAATCAATTGTATTATCTTTTACTGTTGATAAATAACTAAAACCATCAATATTTTTAAAATCAATATTTTTTTCTTCAATATTTGTATTTTTTAAAAGTTCTTTTGCTTTTTTTCTACTTTAATCTTATTATTTTGACAAGGATTTTTTTTAGTTATATGTTAAATAAAATTATGGATTTGAAAAAAACAAAAAATTATTTTTCTAATTTCAACACAAATTTTACAAAAATGGTGTTTCAAAAATAAAAAAAACACCATTTTTGTAAAATTTGTTAAATAAAAATTATGGATTTAAAAAACTAAATTTATTATTTTAGTTTCAATTTATTTAACTAAAATAATAAATTTAGTTTTATATTAAATAAATAAATTTTACACAATGTAACAAATAAACGATATTAATAATATTACCAAAGAATAATAACAATAACAATAAGTTTTAAAACTAATTATATCATTATCTATATCATCATATATTAAATAATCATTGTCATAATTATATTCATTATAATGCAATGTTCTATCATCAATAAAACCATTGACTAAATTAATAAAAAGTAAAAGTATTAAAGAAATCATAATTCTAAGTTTATTAACTTAATAAAATAATAATTCAATTTTTATTAAGTTAAATTAAAATAAATAAAAATTGAATTATCAATGTTTTTACTTAATAATATATAATAAAATGAAAGATTGTATTAATAAAGAAGATTATGTGAATATATATAATATAATCACAGACCTATGTCATATTGATTTAAAAAAGGAATATAGACAACAATCAATAAGAAAATGGTTAAATAAGAGAAAAAAAAGAAAATTTTTAAAAACTAAAAAATCGGCTTATACTTATAAAAGTAAATATAATGGAAATATAAGAAATAATAAAACTGGTAAATTTACCAAAAAATTAAACCATTTTATACCTATAACTGAATTTATGAAATTAAATAAAAATTGAAAAATATTTTTTTTAGATGCTATCAACAATAAGAATTAATAGTTTTTAAGTGATACTACAATTACATTTGTTGCTATAATGGATTCTAACTCGGTTGTTGTGATTGTTGCTCTTTTGTGCTTCTTTTTCTTCTTCTTCTTCTTCTTGTTAGGAGGAGTGGGTTTCTACTTCTTCATTGTTAAGAAGAAGGATACATCTGAAGAGATATTTGGTACTATGTCTTATTTAAGAAATGTGGCTTCTCAACCAAGAATTACTCCTGTTCCTCTTTTTCCCCTTAAAAAGTCTGAGCCTTTTGATATTTCAGAAGATAAACTTTTTAAGGATAGTAATGAGCGTCTCAAGAGTATTGAAACTTTTCTTGGTTCTTCCTATAAAAATAGGAATGAAGCCGAGTTTGTTGGAAAGTATGGACGACCTGAAAATATGGATGATTTCAATAACACTCGTACTGTTAATCTTAATCAATCAAGAATTCTTGAACTCCAAGATACTGTTTTCGGATTTCAACAAGAAAAAGAGCTCAGAGAGAAGAAAGTTTTGGAAGAGAAGAAAGTTTTGGAAGAGAAGAAAGTTTTGAAAGAACAAGAGAGAATTGAATCCGAAGCAAAGTGTCTTTTTGATAATTTGAATAAGGGTCAGGTTTATTCAGAAAATTCAATGGATAAAAAAATGATTTCTTTGGAATCTCCAATTGATGATGCTGTTCTCCAAGAGTTGTATAAATTGGATAATTCTATTCATTACAAATCTTGTTCAGACTTGTTTGCAGACAAGATGAAGATTTTCTACTTTCTTGAGAAATATTCATCTTCAAACAAAGAGAGTATCACTCAAGAAATGAAGTATCAATACAATGTGAATAAGAAACTTCATGGAGGTCTTTAAGGAGTTCTGCTCAGCTGAATGGGTAAATTAAAAGGTGTTAAAACAAAAAAATTTTTTTATGATATGTTACAAAAACAACAACATCCCTTGATAAAATTGAAAAATATTTATTTTTGATTCTATTAATAAAAAAATTATAATTATTAATTACAGTAAAGATGTATTAAATTCTTGGTGTTCTATTTATTATATTCTTCTTTTTATTTTTTGACATGAAACTAGAGAAATTAATAAAAATTCATTTTGGTTTTTCTGGTGCATATTTTGCTTATGTGGATGCTAAAGAAGTTAAAAATATGACCTCCAAAAAATGAATATTTATTCGGAATGATTATACAGAAAATAATCTTTTTTGTAGAATTTTTTTAAGAATAAAATATCATTATTAGATAAGTCTTTTATTGTATATTTTTTTTCACTGACATTTAATTTAACATTTAGGTTTAAATTTATATTAAATTGTTTAAAAAAATTTATTATAGATGTTTTATTATTCATTTTTATAGTTTTTACTTTTATATTATGTTTATTTACCATAAATGTATGTTGAAAATAATTACGGTTGTTATTTTTAAGTTCATTTAATAATTTATGTGGTTCAATGTTTTCAAAATTGCAAATACTTATGAACCGTTCTATTGGTTCTCTGACAATCATCATAAATTTTATATTTTGTATTTTATTTTTTGGTATGATATTAAGATGTATTAAATTATCTAAAAGTATATGATCTATAGAAATGTGTTGTTCTGGTGGTATATTTAATGTTTTTAAATATTTAGTATTAATATCAACATCTTTATTTTTATTTATATAATCATTAAATGTCATTCTACCATAATATCTTTTTTTATATTCATCATCTAATTGGTTAAAAATAGTAGTTCCAGATGTTTTATAATTATGAATAAAATGAAAATCAAATAACATAATATATAAATATATAATAATTAAATAAGATATTAAAAAATTATACTATTGATCATATGAATAAATATATAATTTTTTATAAATGTATAATATATTTGGAATGATTCCAAAAGTATTATATCAAACCTGGAAAACAAATAATTTAACAAATGATATGATAAAAATAAAAAATAGTTGGAAAGAAAATAATCCAGAATTTGAATTTAAATTTTATGATGATCGAATGTGTTTTGAATTTATAAGAGATAATTTTACAAAGAGAATATTAGAAGCTTATAAAAAAATTAAATATGGAGCGTTAAAAGCTGATTTATGGCGGGTATGTGTATTATATATTAATGGTGGATTTTTTACAGATTTGGATACATTGAGTTTAGGTTCAATAAATGATTTTATAAATGATAAAACCGAATTTATTACACCAATTGATTTGGGTGGTGGTCCATACTTATTTAATGGTTTCATTGGTATAATAAAAGAACATCCAATATTAAAAAAGTGTATTGATATTATCGTTAATAATGTAGAAAAAAATATTAATTATGAAGACAACCGTAATGTTTCTGGTCCAGGTGTTTTTGGTAAAGCAACAAATTTTTATTTAAAAAATAACAAAAATAAACCATTTGAATTATATGGTTATTATAAATTAGATAATGGTAATAATATACATTTCTTAGAATTTTCTAATCCAAATGAAATAATTAAAGATTATAAAACAAAAGTTCCATTATTTCAAAATAAAAATGGAAATACAAAAATTCAAGAAGCTTATATAAAACAATGTCATATTTCAAAAACCAAATTTAATTGGACTGATGGTAATCCATATAAAGAATATTATTAAAATAACATATTTTAATGTTATATAATTAATAAAAATTGAAATAATTGTTGTTTTTTAATATTAAATATCAAAAATGTTGCAGTTTGTAATAGCAAAAAGTGTTGGAAATAATAATGACATTGGAATGTTATATTTTAAAAATAATGATACAAAAATTATTTTGAAATATGATTATTCCATTGTTGAAAAAACAAAAAATAATGAGATTTATCTTTTTGAAAATAATGCAAAGAATTATAAAAAATTAATAATATTAACAAAAAAAAATAATTACAATATGTTTAAATTAACATTTGATAATTGGAGTGATTATAAAGGAACTGAAACCATTGAATATTCAAATAATAAATTAAAGATAAATTCAAGCAATAGAGAAATAATATTCAAAACAAAAGAAAAAGATAAAATATTAAATGAACTAAATAAAATGTATAATTGGTTTGAAACACTAATCATATGATTAAAAAAAGAACATTGCTCATAAAATTAAATTTTTATAATTTTTATATTTTTATGGTAAAAATATAATTTTTTATATTATATTTATTAACTTTTTTAAGTATTTAACATTATAAATTATGCATAATTTATTTTAAAATTATTATTATATTATAAATGGCAATAAGTGGAACATTAACATATGAACTAAATGGGGGATTTACAGGTAATTTGCCAATTGTAAATACAAATAATAGTTTTACAATATTAAATTCATCAATTAATAATAATATTGTAACTGTTGAATATAGTTATAATGAAATAATAAATAACGATGGTTTATATTTATATGGTTTTTATGATTATACAATAACTAAAATAATCAGTTTTGGAGGTATTCCACTTTCAAGACAGGGAAATCAATTTAGAGATTATCAAGGAACATTTCCCGATGATACAAATGATATACCAACTATTTTAAATGATACTACTGGCAGATATATGTTTTCAAGAACAGTGTTTAGTTCAGGTGTGGGTAATTGGAACATGGAAAATATAACAAATTTTGAAAGAGCATTTGAAAGAAATCCTAATTTTAATGAGGATTTAAATAATTGGAATTTAGTAAATTTATCAGGTAGAATGAGTAATATATTTGAAGGTTGTTCTTCATTCAATGGTAATATTAGTAATTGGAATGTAGAGAATGTAAATAATATTCAATTTGCTTTTTATGATTGTTTATCTTTTAACAAACCATTAAATTGGAATGTTTCAAATATAACAGATATGTCCCAATTATTCAATAATTGCATAGTTTTTAATCAAAATTTAAATAATTGGGACATGAGTAATGTTGTGTCACCAGGTGGAATGTTTGGTGGTTGTAATAAATTCAACCAACCTTTAGATAATTGGAATACAAGTAAATTTAATAATATAAGTAGCATGTTTTTATTATGTTCTATGTTTAATCAAGATTTAAGCAATTGGAATGTTTCAAATATAACAAGTATGTACAATGTATTTAATAATGCAACAAATTTCAATCAAAATTTAGGTTCATGGAATATAAGTAATATTAATGATGTTGATTTTCAATCATTGTGGGGAATGTTAAATAATACAGCTTTATCAGTTGAAAATTATAATGCCACTTTAAATGGATGGTCTTCTCAAACAGTTCAATCCAATATAATTTTGGGTGTTGAAGGATTGCAATATTCATCTGTGGGTGAAGTAGGAAGAAATATATTAATAAATCAATCGAATAATTGGGATATTCAAGGTGATGTTAAATACAAGGGTATTTTTTCATATGAACTGTCGGGAACATTTAATAATAATTTGCCAATTATAAATTTAGATAATAGTTTTAAAATATTAAATTCATCAATAGAAAATAATATAGTGAAAGTTGAATATGGATATATAGAAATAACAAATAATGATGGTTTATATTTATATGGTTTTAATGATTATGAAATAACACAAATAACAAGTTTTGGAGGCATTGTACTTTCAAGACAAGGAAGTCAATTTAGAGATTATCAAGGAACATTTCCAGACGACACAAATGATATACCAAGTATTTTGAATAATACAAGTGGAGATAATATATTTAAAGATAGTAATTTTACAAGTGGTATTGATAAATGGAATACATTAAATATTAACTCATTAATTAGTGCATTTGAAAATAATATAATATTCAACGATAATATAAATAATTGGAATGTATCAAATGTTTTATCCATGGAAAATATGTTTTATAATTGTCATGATTTTAATAATAGTCTTAATAATTGGAATATTACAAATGTGAAAAATACATCGTTGATGTTTTCAAATTGTATTAAATTTAATAATGAATTGAATAATTGGAATACACAAAATATAACAAAGATGAATTATATGTTTTCAAATTGCAGTTCTTTTAATAAAGATATAAGTAATTGGAATTTATCAAATACAATTAATACAATTGGGATGTTTTCGTTTTGTTTTATATTCAATCAAAATTTAAGTAATTGGGAAAGAAATGATGTAAATAATATATCATCATTATCAAATGTTTTGGACATGTCATATATGTTTGCTCATTGTGATTTATTTAATAGTAATATAAATAACTGGAACACGCAAAATTGTATTAATTTTTATGGTGTATTTTATAATTGTATAAATTTTGATCAAAGTTTATATAATTGGAATATAAGTAAAATAATGTTAAATATCAAAACAAAAATTGGAATAGAACATGCATTTGATAATACAAAAATTTCTATTTCAAATTATGATTTATTATTAAATAATTGGAGCAATCAAGAAAATATACCAAATGATTTAATTTTTGGAGTAAATAATTTAATATATTCAGAAAATGGAAATGTAGGAAGAAATATATTAATACAAAATTATAATTGGTCTTTTATTGGTGATATTAAAGAAAATAACAATGGAGAAGAAGGTGGTGGAGGAGAAGAAGGTGGAGAAGGCGGAGGTGGAGAAGGTGGAGGAGGAGAAGATAGTGATGATGATGATGATGTAATTGTAGTGGTGCCAATTCCTCCTCCAAGTGGGGGTGGTGGTGGTGGTGGAGAAGAACCTGAAACATGTGATAAATGGTATGAATACGGTGATTTACCTTGTGTGGATACTAAGCCAAATTTGTATGAACCAGAACTTACAAACAATAAAATAAATGAAAATGAACCTCCAGAAACATATATTGGAACATTTGAATTTACAGGAGAAATAATTTCAGATGAAGTAATTTTATTAAACAATACAGATAATTTTTTAATAAGAGAAGGAAATAATTTATATTCACGCATTTCATTTGATTTTGAAAAAGAAAATAGTTACAACATTAATATTCTTGCAATAGCAGGTAGTCTACAAACATATGGATTTTATGATGTTTTTATTAATGATATTAATGAAAAACCAACTGATATAATTTTATCAAACAATACAATAAAAGAAAATGAAATAATTGGAACATTAATTGGTGAATTAACAACAATTGATGATGATAATAATCAGATTATACCTGATAGTTTTATATATGTGGTAAATGATAATAATTTTGCGGTAAATGGAAATCAATTGATAAGTAATGCAATATTTGATTATGAAACACAAAATAATTATAATATAGAAATAACAAGCACGGATACTGGCAATAATAGCATTAGTATATTTTTTACAATTTATATTTTGAATGTTGATGATAAACCAACTAATATTACATTATCAAATAATACAATAAAGGAATATAAACAAGTTGGAACATTTATTGGAACATTAAAAACAGAAGATGTAGATAGTAATACATTTACTTATTCAGTGAATAATAATAATTTTGCTATTAATGGAAATCAATTAATAAGTAATACAATATTTGATTATGAAACACAAAATAGTTATGATATAGAAATAACAAGTAATGATGGTAATAATTTATTAACGAAAAATTTCAATATTAATATTTTAAATGTAGATAAAGAACATAAACAAATATCTCCAGATGATAATGAACCAATATGTTATTTAAAAGATACAAAAATAAAAATATTAAAAAATAATAAAGAATATGATGAAAAAATACAAAATCTTAAATATGGTAATTTAGTTAAAACATCAAATGGTGAATATAAAAAAATAGTATTTATAGGTTATAATAAATTAAATGCAAATACTGATTTACATAAATTAAGATATTATAAATCAAATAATAATTATTTAATTATTACAAGAGCTCATGCTTTATTATTTGACAATTTAAATAATATTAATAAATTTTATAATAAAAAAACATATTTTGATAATATTTATGGTTATTATAAAATAAGAGCATATGATTGTAAATTATGTGGTCCTGTTAGAAGAATAAATATAAATCATTTAATAGAAAATAATAATAAATTAAAATATTATCATTTATGTTTAGAAAATGAAGATATATCAGGACAATATGGTGTTTATAGTAATAATATTCTAACAGAAACATTACCAATGAATTTTATTTCAAAATCAAATTTAACAAGAATAGATAATAAAATTAATATAAATAATATTATTAGTAAATATGAAAATGTTGAATTTATAAAAATAAAGAATAATAATCTTTATCTTTTAATCAGTGAAAAAGAAATAGTTATTAAAGATTTTAATGAATTTAATTTAAAAAATTTGTATAAAAATATTAAATTATATATGTAATTTTTATAATCAATAAAAATTGAAATAATAAATAAAAAATAGTAATTAATAGTTTAATAATGAAATGAAAATAAATACCATAAATTTATGTTGTTCTGAACCATTTGAGAGAAAAAATAATTTAACAGATGTAATACATTGTTTAAATTGTCAAAAAAAATTTATTGAAAAAAAAACTGTTAAATGTAAATATTGTAAATTAAATAATAATTTTAAAAATATAATTATTTATAATATAAAAAATAAAAAAATGTTTAAATGTAAATATTGTTGTTGTATATCAAACTATCAAAAATTAAATAAAAAAAATATTATTCATAAAATTAAATTTTTATGATTTTTATATTTTTACAGTAATTATCATTAATATTTGCATATTTATTATAATTTTCCATTTTTTCATTGTTAATATTAATAATATTATTTTTAATTTCCTTCTCTTTTAATTTTAATATTATTTTTTGTGTTATAAAGCCATAAAATAATTCAACATAACCATTTTCAGTAGTCATAATTTTAACATTATTTTTCATTATAAGAAATATTATTTCATTAAAAATATATAAAGAATTACTTTTTATAAAAATGGACAATTTAAAATCATCAATTTTTAAAACTAAGTTAATATTAAAACTCATAGGATTATATATTCCTAATAATAAATCACCTTCATATGAAAGAATATTATAATATAAATTTTTATCTAAATATTCATGTTTAATGTATAATTTAATTTTATTTCGATAATCTTCTCTGTCAATAAACTTATGAAAAGTTCTGTATTTATTAAAATCTTTTTGTTTTAAATTTTTTATTTTGTCAATAAAATTTTTGGTATTAATAATCATAATAAATAAAATATATTATTATAAAAATATATTTTTAGTTTAATTAAAAATTGAAAAAATATTTTTATAATAAAAATTTAAAATGAATGATTTTTTAAATATAAAAATGGCTTGTCAATTAAATATTAATGACAACATTATTTGTAAAAATGAAATATTTAAAATAGAAGAAATAACTAAAAATAAAAGCTATGGTAGAAAAAAAAGCAGATCAATTATTTCTATGGAATGTGTAAATATTTTTAACGATAAAAAACATTGGTTTGTGGAATATTATGACGAAGAAATGAAAATTCCATTAATTGAAAAATATAAATGTGAAATTATTTGTTGCAAAAAATTATCAATTGAATTATTTGATGAAAAAACAAATGAAATATTTGAAATATATATTAACAATTTGAAAGATGAATATATAATAAATAAATTAAATAAATTAAGTATAATTGAAGGAATAATTGTTTTAGTAATAAAATACAAAGATTTATCAAGAATAGTTGAAATTTTATAAAATTTAATAAAAAATAATTAGTATTGTAAATTATAAATGTTTGGTTTTTTTGGTTTATTAAATGTAATGTTAGATAAAAATAAATTTAAAAAGATTGGAGATAACTATAGAAATAATTATTCAAATAAAACATTATCAAGATTGATAGAAGTAGAACCAAATACTATAATTGGCTATCATAAAAATAAATTAAAAAAGAATACAGATATAATTGAAAATATATCATTATGTTTAATTGGGATTATAAATAACTATGATGAATTATCAAATATTCTTAATATTGAAATAGATAATGAAGATAATTATTATGAGTATATTATTTATTTTTATAAAAAATATGGAATAGAACAGACTTTAAATATAGTGGATGGTATATATTCATTTATTTTGTTTGATAAAGATAATCAAAAATTATATATAATTAATGATTATATTGGAATTCATAATATTTATTTATATTCTGATATAAATAATCACTACGGTATTACAACAGAACTAAAAAATATAAACAATTTGTACAATACAATAAATTATGATTTATATTATAATAATGAATATAATTATAAAATAGTTAAATTTAATAGTGCTACATATACTATATTTAATTATGATAATAATATAGATATGTGGAAATTAAATAAACAAAATGTTAAATATCATAATTTTAATTCATACAGGTATTTGTTAAATACTTTTCCATTAAATATTAATAATATGTATTCAGAAATGTATAATATGTTAAATGTTACTTTATTAAAAAATAATTTTAATAATGATTTTGCTTCACTTGTATTAAATGGAGATATTTATAGTGGTGTAATGTGTTATTTAATTCATAATATATATAAAACAAAAAATAAATTAAAAAAGTTGGAAATATATTCACTGACATTAAATGATTATTGTGATTTAAAAAAATCAAAATTAATAGCTGATTTTTTTAAAATAAAATACAAAGAAATAGTAGTAGATGAAACTGAATTAATTAATATAATTAATAAAGTTGTTTATAAATTAGAAAATTATAAGTTAGCTAAAGTTAGAAAAGGTGTTGAATACTACATAATATATGATTATATTGAAAATAATTCATTGTCAAAAAATATTATAAATAATTTTGGTTCAATGGAATTATTTGGAAATAATTTAGAAAACAATGATGACACAATTATATATGATAAAGAAATTAGAAATAATTTGAATGAGATACAGTATAATAATTTATTTAATTTAAATAATAATTTTAATATTAAAAGCCCATATTACGATAAAATATTTATTAATTACTATTTGTCAATTCATCCATCAATAAGAAATAATAATATTAAATCATTTGTATTAAGAAATTGTATTAATCATATTATTAATGATAATAATATTTTAAAATTATTTAACAAATTAAATGAAAATAATAATAATTTCATTAATGAATTTACCATTAGAATAAAAAAATCTATTAGCAATCATTTGAAATTGAATAATATTCATAATTTTAAAAATTCAAAATATGATGCTTTGTTAAGTGATATAGATGAAGAAAAATACTATAAAGAAATTTACAACAAATATTATTTATATAAAAATTGAAAATTTAATATTCTGTAATATTAATTTTAGTGTAAAGTTGCCAATACTTGTGAAATGAAATTGTTTAACATTGAAAACTCTTTAAAATATGTTCTTAATAAGGATGGTTCATATACTTTTATATTTATTGATACCATAACAAATATGTTGAAAAATAAAGAAGAAAAACAAGAATTAAATTTTTATTTTTTAAAAAATAAATTAATAGAAAAAAAAACATTGTATGAAATATATAATAAATAAATTCAAATATTTGCTTTATAATTATCAGATTCTGTTCTACACACAGGACATTTATGAGAAAAATTTAATAACCAATTATCAACACATTCAGTATGAAATAAATGCGAACATTTTAATAATCTTGCTTCATCTGTTTTTTCAAAATCAACTAAACAAATGGAACAATTAATATTGTTTTTTTTTATTGTGTCATTAAAATTATTATAATGATCTTTTTTTAATTTATCAATTTCATCTTGTTCTAATATTAATTTAACACGATTTTGTTCATATCTTTCTTCAATATGATTATTTAATAAATTATTAATTCCTTCTAAATCATAAATTTTAAGTAATTGTTTAGTCATATGTGATTTTAATAATTCATAATCTTTAAAAAAGTAATTATCATAAAAATGAGCATATCCAACCAATTGAATAGTGATTTCTTCAATTGTATAATTTTTTCTATATAACACATAATAAATTTTATCCACCAGAGATGTCATTGAATTAGATACTAAATTTGAACTTGTTAAATATATTTCATTAATTTTTTCATATAATTCAAAATCATATTTTTCTTCATATAAAATAAAAGCACTGTTTATTAATTCAACCGTTTTTCTATTTGAAATAACTTTGATTTCATTTATTTCTTCAGTTGAAATTTGAACGTCAATTATATTCATACCTTCAACATTTTCATTACCTTCAACATTTTCATTACCTTCAAGATTTTCATTACCTTCAACATTTTCATTACCTTCAACATTTTCATTACCTTCAACATTTTCATTACCTTCAACATTTTCATTACCTTCGTTTTCTAAATGATTTATTTCAGTGTTTATATTATTTATTTCATTTGTCAAATTATTCATAATATTCGTCATATTATTATTGTTATTATTATTGTTATTATTTAATATGTTAAATAAGTTTTCCATAGGATTATTAACATTGTTATTTTGATCATTAATAACATTATTATTTTGATTATCAATGACATTATTATTTTGATTATTTAAATTATTTAATTCTTGATTTAATAAATCCATAAATGTATTAACAAAAACATTATTATTAATTCTTACATTATTTTC